TCAACGCCCCGCATTCGCAGACCGGCATGGTGTACGGTTACGGAGAGGTGTTGTTACAGGAACCGGACACGCCCAGCAGTGGGGCGAGTATTTTCAAACCGTCATCCTCCACGTCATTGCCTCCGCCACCGTTATCAAAAGATGGCGAGAAGGTTACTTACGGAGTCATGATGGGATCGCAGATCGCCCGTGCGATTGCGGACGTGCTGGAAGACAAGATCGAATTGCGTGCCGGTGTTTTCATTACGTTTGCCGATGTGCTCGAGGCGACGTCAAAGTTCCTGGAGCAGTGGCGTCAGGAAGACCTCAACAAGCCACCGCCGGAACCACTAGCGTTGCCACAAGCGGCGGCGCTGACCGCCGTAGTTCCTCCACCGGACATTTCGGATATCCCGCCACCGGGATAAGGATGGGAATAATGATCAATGCGAACGGTCAGGTAAAGACATCGTGGTTCAAGGAAAATTCCACACTCATCTATTTCCTGATCGCACAGTTGATCGCTATTGGTGCAGGTGCGGCCAGCATCTTATCGTACTCCGTAAAACTGGAAACCCGCGTCCATATTCTTGAGACGCGCGGTGCCGCCTATAGCGTGCAGCGCATGGACGGTATGGCACAAAAGATTACTGTGCTTGAACAGAAAATCGAAAACAACGAAGACTCCATCAAACGCATTGTCGAACAATATCTAAAAGACAACAAGAAATAGGAGGTCGCAGTGACCAAGTTTACTGAGACAGTAATGCTAGACGCTGCTGCCTCCATTCGTGAGACGGCTGACGGTTACCTCGTCTGTAGTCCTCGCATCGCACGCACAGGCATTCAGATTTACCAAGGCTTTGAAGTTGGTAAGCCGGAGATGAAAGAGGTCCGGGTGTTTCGCCCGGAGGCCGAGGTGTTCCACGCTGACGCCGTGGCGTCGCTGGCACATAAACCGGTGACCAACGAACATCCGGATGAACCGGTCAACGCCACCAACTGGCGGGATATTTCTGTCGGGCACCTCGGTGGCGAGGTGTTGCGTGACGGTGAATTCGTTCGCGTGCCGCTTGTACTTATGGATGCAGACGCCATCAAGGAGGTGCGTGACGGCAAGACTCAACTGTCCGTTGGTTATTCGGCCACGCTAGCTTGGGGCGACGGGACCACACCGGCAGGTGAAAAGTACGACGCAGTTCAGTCAGACATTCGAGCCAACCATGTTGCCATTACCCGTGCAGCACGTGGTGGACCTAAGTTGCGCATGGGTGATAGATCCAAATCAAAGGAGAAGACAATGGCTACTCGTAGTTTTGTTGTGGACGGCATCACCGTCGAAATGGAAGAGCGTGACGTTCAGGTGGTCGAGCGCCACTTGCAGAAACTGGGCGGGGAACTCGAGGCCGCCAAATCCGAAGTGGCAACACTTCGCACGGCGTCGCAGGCGGACCTTGCCAAGGCGCAGACTGAAGTCGCCAACGGTGTTGCCGTTGTTCAGACCAAGGATGCGGAGATCGCCACTCTCAAGCAGCAGCTGACCGATTCCAAACTGTCGCCGCAGGCGCTCGACAAGTTGGTGTCGGACCGTGTTGCCACCGTGCAGCGCGCCAAGTCCATCATCGGTGATGCCCTCGTAGTTGATGGCAAGACCGACGCCGACATGCGCAAGCAGGTGGTGCTGGCCAAGCTTGGCGACGTCGCCAAGGATTGGAATGACGACATGGTGACGGCGTCGTTCAATACGTTGTCGGTCGTCCCGGTCAATGACGGTCTCAACAATGGCACACGTCAACTCAACGACGTGCTGCAAACCCAGATTGGCCTCAGTGGCGATCCCCGCGTCAAGGCGTACACCGAATATGAGGAAGCCATTTCCAACCGTTGGAAGACGGCTGGCACTCGTCAAACCGCCTAACAGCGGTCCGCATCGTTTCAGTTAAACCAACGGGAGTTTACGACAATGGTAGAAGCTGCTCAGAAAGAAGACACCAAGCAGGAGGTCGCCAAGACCAAGGGCGAACTCGTTGCCCAGAACCAAGCGGTGGTTAGTCCGCATGGTGTGCCGCAGGCGACATTCCCTGAGCAGATGCGTCAGGGTCTGCCGGGCATGATTAACCGCATGGTGGATTACAATGCGGTTACCCGTTCGGCGGAGGGGTCTCCGATCCCGGCGTGCCGTGCGGTGTCGCAGTCGACGGCGTCCGACATTGGGGCGCTCATCGGTGGCAGTGCCAATGGTTTCATCGGCATCACCATCCTCGATCCTACCATTGTGCAGGTGGTCGGCTCGGGTCTCGCCCCCGAAACCTATCCTCAGTATGCCAACATGGGCGTGCTGACCAAGGGCGAAATCTTCGCTATCTGCACAACGGCGACACTGGCGGGTGACCCGCTTAGTTTCACCGCAGTTGACGGCACGCTGCTCAATACCGGTGGCGTCGTCGTACCCGGAGGCCGGTGGAAGTACGCTCGACCGGCCAATGAACTGAACGTCGTTCAACTGGGCATCCAGCGTTAAGCAGCATCCCAGACGTTTTTTCCAATACACTCAAACCGTCTAGGAGGCGGAAGATGAATTACCAATCTATGTTTAACAAAGACGCGCAGCAGGTCGCGTTCAACTATGTGGTCAATCAGACCACTGCGATTGAATCGCAGGTGGTCAAGATGCAGTACCCAGAGGTACAGTATCCGGACCTCGTCCCGGTTGACACCAACACCGGCAACGAGTGGGTGAAGTCCATCACCTACTTCAGCGCCGACATGATGGGCCGGGCTGATTGGTTCCATCACACGGCGCTCGACGTGCCGCTGGCGGAACTGTCCCGTGAGAAGTTCGAACGCGGGATGGAACTGGCCGCCATCGGTTACCGGTGGACGCTGGAAGAAGTCGCACAGTCAATGACAACGCCCGGCCTTAACCTGACGTCAGACAAGGCCGTTGCGTGCCGACGCGCTTACGAGGAGTTCGTCGACAACATTGCACTGCGCGGTTCGGTCCCGAAGAACATGCAGGGCCTCATCAACTCGTCGCTCATTACGGCGACGACGGCACCGGCAGACGGTGCGGCAGGTGCCACCACGTTTGCCAGCAAGACGAACCAGCAGGTTATCCGTGACATCAACTCTGCCATGATGGGCATTGCCACGGGTACCAACTGGCTCTACTACGCCGACACCATCCTGCTTCCGCCGGCTGTGATTGTCGGTCTTGCCGGACGCATCATTGAGTACTCGTCAATGACGCTGCTCGACTGGATCAAACAGTACAACGTGCTGACGGTTCAGACCGGACGGCCCATCACGCTCATGGGCGTGCGTGGTCTGGAGACCGCTGGACTCGGTGGCATCTCTCGCATGGTCGCCTATCGTCGCGATCCGTCCGTGCTGAAGATGTGGATTCCGATGCCGCATCGCTTCCTGCCCGTCTGGCAGCGTGGCCCGCTGGTGTTCGATGTGCCCGGCATCTTCCGTCTGGGTGGCATTGAAATCCGTATGCCCGCCGCGATGCGTTACCTCGACGGCGTGTAAGTGTCATGCTGTACGCATGGCGCATTGATGGGTTTGAGTTTCACGAAGCCCTTGCGGCATTAGACTACTGCCGCAGGAACGTTCGCGTTTGCTGGATTTACTTGAACGCGGACCGCGAACGAAATCCAATCCCATCATCCCATGAGTACAGCATTTGGAAGTTGAAGGAAGCCCGCACCGATCTGCGGGCCGCGATCAAGCGTGTCAGAGCGTTCCGAGAACCACACCTCAAATTGATTGGAGAATAAAATGGCGAAGGTTAAGAACACCGGCGGACAGCCGCGCGGATTTAATACCGAGGATGGCGGTCACGTCGTCGTCGGCCCCGGCGAGGAGAAAGAGTTCAACATGACCGAAGCAGATTTCAAACATCTGCAGAAGACCCTCGAGGACCATGACGATCCGAAGCCGTTCGAACTCAGCGGCAGTCATGGCGGCGTCGACACCAAGAAGAAATCCAAGGATAAGGACGACGTCGAAATGCCGGCGCAGTCGTCGGAACCTCCAGCACCCACGGCCCAGACGGTTGCACCGGTAGCAACACCGGCTCCGAAGGGACCGGCACCGCACGCACCAGCGCCGAAGGCTCCAGAAAAGAAGTAAGCGCATGACACTCACCCCGACGATGCCGCCGACCGTTGCCGAGTTCCGGGAAGCGTTTCCGGAATTTGCTTCGGCGACCGATGGCCAAATACAAATGGCACTCGACACTGGAATGGTGTGGGTGGATGTTTGGTGGTTCATGCCTGACGCTAAAATGTCAGTCATGTACGCCGCTGCGCATTACCTGTACCTTCACGACAAGGCCAGCGGCGGCATGATAACAGGTGGCGGTGGTTCCGGTGGAGGCACACCGCCTGTAATCGATTCCGAGGCCGGTTTGATTTGGGTCAAGTCAGTTCGGTTCCGGGATCGTCAGGTGAGTTACGAACGGGTCTCCGGCGCATCGTCCGGGGAGTCGAGTAGTAGTGGGGAAAAGGTTACGACGTCTGCCGGTGAGTTCTGGGAGTCGTCGCCCTACGGCAAATTGTACTTGTCTTTCCAGCGGCGCAACGTGCCACACATAGCGGTGATTTGAAATGGATTATTCACAGCCCGTAAAACGTGCGCGCATGACGGTGGTGCAGCAAGCCATTGACGGAGGCAATGGTCCGGGGAGGATTGAACTGCGCGACTCCAACAGGGTCATTCTCACCACGTTGTTGTTGACCCGTCCCTCGTTCTACCTAGTTGGCGCCGACTTGCAATTGGCGGCACCGACAACGTCGTTCGTTGTGATCGAGGGCCTTGCCACCATTGGCACCATCACTGACGGCACCGGTAATATTGTCATTGACGAAATGTCGGTTGGTGTTGACAACACGGATGACGGCATACACGATTTTGAAATTGTACTGGATACCAATGTACTTGAGTTGGGCAAACAGGTTACCATTGTAAACGCCACTATCGAACACGGGTAAGTCATGGCAATCGTCACTGACACCAAACCGATCGACTTTCGCTGCGACGCCGTCTTCGGCGAGCAGGTGGTGTTGCAACCCATGAAGCCGGTTGGCGCTGGCACCCGTGAGAGTGTCGTCGACGATTCCCGCCCAGTGACAATTGCGGTTGGTATCTATGACCAGACTCGAGGGGCGGCGATCGAAACGGCGAGTGGTCTTACGCACAAGCAGTCCACCGTTGGAACGTCTCTGTCCATCCGTTGTGAGCCGGTCGACCAATGCGGGTTACGCAAGGGCGACAGGGTCACGTTCCCCGAACGGGATGAGACCTACGAGGTAAGCCACATCCACGCTGATCCCGGTGGTCGCCCGGATGTAAATCTGTTGAGGGTATTTGATGACGACTGAAACAAAGATGAAGATGCGGGATGCGATGGACACTCTCGCCACGTCGCTTGACCAGATTCTAAACGGGACCAGCTCAGACGAACCGCGCAAGAGTGGTTTCGTGTTGTTGCTGTTTCCGTTCGACGACAAGTCCGGTCTCTGTAATTACGTTTCAATGGGCGCCGACCGTCAACACATTGTGCGCATGTTCAAACAGCAAATTAAACTGTTTGAAGAAATGAACGGTAAAGACTCATGAGCATCATCCGCATGTTGACACGGCTCACGGCAGTGGCGGCATTGCGGGGAAAGACTTGGGCGGATGACCGGGTCTTCGATTCCGACAACACGCCGCTGGCAGACGTGCTCACCGCGGGTGCAGGGGCCAAGCCTTACATCGTTGTTTACACCGACACAGACAACCGCCTGGATATGGAAGGCACCGACGTCATCACGTCACGGCGTGAAATGAATCTGGTGCTGGAGATTGGTGTCGCCTCCAAGGTCGAGGGCGAAGCCGGTGGCGTACAAATCAAAACACCATTGACCGACGAGGGCATGGAGATGGCTCTCGACATGGTGGAGAACCAAGCCATTGCCGCATTGTTCGGCGACCCGCAATCCGATTGGGCGGAGTTGCTAAAAGGTTTCGTGATTAGGGTAACACGTATCAATGGCGTGCGTGGTGCGTCGGCAGAACGAGACCGCCGCTGGGCGGCACGTCAACTTGGAATCGTCTGCGACGTCATATCCGATTTGCCTTTCGGTTGTCCCGTACCCGTCGACCATCCTATTCGAGAGTTCATCATCGCGTCCGAAAATAATCCGGAAGCCAACATGAGTGCCATTGGTGAAATCTGCGAGGCGTTAGTCAACGAAAAGATAGCGCCTGAATGGGAGCAGGTGCAAGCCACGCTTGGCGTGAGAAGGCTTGGCTTGCGCGCCATCGGGCTTGCACCGCTTGCCACCGACTTCACCATCATGGCGGCACAGGGCGGTGACGACTTGACCGACAGTAAAGGGGAGTCACCGATCCTCCGCAAGATTACTGCCGACGACATAGACATGGAGCACAACCCAGCAACCGGGTTGTTGGACGACATCAACATTGAAACAAATGTCGGCAAGACCAAGGTCAAGGAACCGAAAGACAAGGTAACCTCGGACGGTGAAGTAACCTGATGTCCGCAGTCACTGTACAAGTTGATACAACACAATTGACGGAGACCGTGCGGCGCATAAACAATCTCCAGCGCGTCACCAAAGCCGGCCTTGCGTTGTCACTTAACGAAGTTGGCGACGGACTTGTTGCCGTGTTGGCAACCAACATCGCCAAGGATACCGGGTTGGAACTTGAACAAGTACGCGGGATGATGAAGGTCAGTCGTGCGTCTCGTAGCAACTTGAATTACGAAGTGGCAATGGACCCGCGCCTTACCCAAGACGGCGCACGCGACTTGCAGGGCGGACGGGAAAGTAAAGACTTTGGCAAACACAAGCCGGGTTCGTTGGTCATCATCGTTTCCAAGAAAGACGAGTTGGTTTGTATGGACTGTGAAGAACTGGCGGCCGCAGGACCAATGCCAATTGAGGTAGCGCGGGAACACGTTCCCAAGCACCCGCACTGTCGCTGTGTCATCATGCCGTATGTCCAGAAGGGTAAACGTATGCCGATGACCATGACCAGCGTCAGCGGTACCAGCGCCACGCAACGTATGGGCGGCACCCAACCGATGGACGAGAGGCAGACAGTACGACAACTGGCGCAAAAGATTTTGGACCGCACCGCACGGGATATCAAAATAGAACTGAGGTAACCCATGAGCGAAGATTACCAACGCCTCATCCGACAGGTTGGTGAAATGCGACGGCAGATGACCAACATGTATCAAACAGGTACGGTTCACGAGGTCAAGAAAGACAAGTTGCGGATGGTCATTGGCAAGGACGAGGACGGCAAGGAAATCCTGTCGCCGTGGCTCAACACCGCCAACCATCGTGGAGGAGCCACCGAGGCGAGGTTCTACAAGAAGGGTCAGACGCTTTCGATGCTTTGTCCGCAGGGCGACATCCGCCAAGGCATGATTGCACCGTTCGCCCCAAGCAAAGATTTCAAACGTCCCGAGCACGCCGACGACAGCGGACAGGACGAGGAGTCGTATCAGCTGGAAGACTACCGGGCCAAGCAGACCAAGGAAGGTTACGACAACTGGCTGCAACCTGACGACAGTAAGAAAGAATCGTCAGGTGGTCAAAGCGGCGGCAGTGGTGGCGGTGGTCAACAAGAAAAGAAGCAGGGTCACACCGGCGGCGAAAAGGCGGTGATGAAAACCCGAATGAATAAAGACGGCGGTATCACTCACCGCGTCGGCAAAGACGTCCGCGTAGCGGCACACAAGGAAGGTGCCAAGCTGCGCGCTGGAAGTGATTGGGTTGTGGTCAAGAAGGGCAAGATCATTTTCTCTCAACCGCCCATCTTGGGTAAGGACCCAATAAAGAACGACGACAAATAACCAAAGGAGAGTACGTATGGCACAAGCGAATTTGGCTCTGCGACCGTTCTACATCTACGACCCCAACGTTCCGGACACTCTTGGCGGTCTCCAAGTCAAGGAGAACGACAAGGGTAAGTTCGTCCTAGCGACACCGCAGATGATTCAGTACTGGGTGGATCAGGGACTGCTCGGCGATAAGCCGTTCGGCGAAATCAGTGGAGCCGGCAAAAAGTTGTTGTCCCAGATTACACGCGGACGCAGTGACGACAACAACACCGAGTTGCCGAGACTTCCGAAGTACGCCAAGCAGACTCAGTCGGGCGCCCCGGCGTTCGCACTGCAACCCTTGGCCATCCAGCGGAAGAAGCGTCAGCGGGATAGCAAAAAGGACGTCAAGAAAAGGCCGGAGTTGAAGTCGGCCCCGACACCGGCACCGGCACCTCCCACGGCTCCCAAGGCTTGATTGAATGACTTACGTTTATGATCCCACTTTGGACATGTGGCCGGACTTACGTCACGGCTACATCGTCCTCAACCCGGTACGCATTGGCATGGACCGTACCACCGGCAAAGTGCTGACCGGTTGGGATCATGTCATTCAATCGATGTTGCTAATCTTTTCCACGCGCTACCATGAGCGTGTGCTGCGACGTTGGTGCGGGTCATTCGTCCCGCACCTAATTGGCGAGAACGCAACCCCGAACACCATTACCCGTTTCTACTGGGCAATAGCGACAGGGCTTGACCTTTGGGAACCGAACTACCGCATCCAGCGTGTACGCATCGGCAAGCGCAATGATGGTTCCGTCTTGACGTCGGCGGAAGAATTAAGAACCGGTCGACTGTCGATGCAGTCGGATGGTGTCTACCGTCCTCGTGCTCACCTCGGCAACTCGGCCCCGGAAGAACGCCGCACCATCGGATTGATTAGTCGCGGTTACAATATTTGGGAACGCCAGCAGGGACCCGTCGCAGGTGCCCCGGCATATGGCGAAGGTACAACACCGGGATCTTAATATGGCAGATGACGACATCGGCACGAGTATCGCGGAACGTCTCGGGGAAAGAATTTCGGTTCTTAACCCGGACTATCTCCAGCGCATGGTGGTGTTAGAGACGATTGACAGCGAGGCGATACTCGACGCCCGGATGCAACGTCTCAAAGTATTGTGGGCCAGTTATGACCCGCCATCGTCGGCCCAGTACGACGTTGAAAATCTTGAGTTCGACCCCATCAAGATTAATCAAGAGGCGTGTACTTTTTTCGAACTGCTTCTGCGAGACCGTGTCAATCAAGCGGCCCGGTCCGTTACGTTGGCGTATGCCATCAGCACGGACCTCGAGGCCATTGCGACACGCTACCCCGGTGGTGTACCTCGTCTGCCGGGTGAGTCGGATGATCGCTACCGCCGTCGCATCTGGCTGTCACCTAACACCTTGTCACCGCATGGCACGGCAGAGGCTTACGAGTTCTGGGCGTTGACGGCGTTGCCCGAGTTGCGTGACGTCACGGCGATCCGTTCGGTGATGCACGATTACTACCCAACCATCCTCATCACATGTTTGATGGAACCGCCGGCGGAACCCAAGCCAAGTGATGAGCAATTGGTTTTCATCCGTGCCTACATCCAGTCGTTGTCTCGTATGGGATTGACCGATGTGATTTCCGTCAACCCGCCGAAGGTCCGGGAAATTAATTACAACGTCGGAGTGTGGTTGTACCCCGGCGCGCTGGAGACCCAGACGGTTACAAAGATTCAATCCAACTTGGAGAAGTTGGTGTCGGACCAATACTGGCTCGGTCACGATCACAGTCTCATGGCCATCAATGCGGCGTGTACAATGTCGGGCGTTCACCACGTCGACATTATAGAGCCAACGGAAAACATCACGGTGCCGATGGATTGGCTTGTGCGGGTTAACAAGATTACCGTAACCTTGCGTGGTCGCACGATATGAATGACATTGTCACCGAGGGGATTATTAAGGCACCCGGTGCAAAGCTTCTTTACCGTGCGGCGTCCGGCCTCGAGAAAGCGATGGCCGACGTTGACGGTGAACGGCTGATTGGTACCTATGCCGAAATCATCCGAGACCAATGGGACCCGTTTAAGATCAGTTACAACAACCTGCCATATCTTGGTTATGCTATGGGGGCGTTGTTGTGGGAAACCGGTTGGTCGGAAAGCACGCAACGGGAATGGGTTGCCAAGCAATTTGAATACAAGTCTCTGCGCGGTACGCAAGCCGGAATTGAAATGGGCTTGCACTACTCCGGGCGCGACTTTGTCGGACCTACCGGCTACGAGGTTCAACAGGCACTGCGACCGCCGCAGTGCTTCTTCGCCTCGCCGTCAATGTCCAAGGAGGCTTACGACTTCTGGATTCACTTGCTGCCAGAGGTGCGTATAACCTTTTCCGAAGGCGTCGGCTGGGATGGTGTCGACGTCCTGTTCTGCGGAGACGGTGGTGCCGGCTGGCACGTTGGACTGGATGACGGTGAAGCCCTACACGGTCGCAAGGCATTTCTGCGGGTACGTGGTAAGGATGTCCCGCTGCAAATCTACACCTTCACCAAGACCATCGACGGCAAGACTTCAATTGACTACGAGCGCGTGTGCATCCCCGGCGTCGCCGGTCCGGCCTTTACGACAGAGGATTTCGTCAACGACGAACAGTTCGTTTGTGCCGAGTTGTTGGTGCCGCAGTTGGTGACCATCCGCATCGATGGTACCTACAGCCACGAAGAGAGTCAGTTGCACCTCGACACCGTGGTGCCTAGTCTGGAACCGATTGATGTCCGCTATGAACGTGAGTCGGATATTGGTTGGGGCAACAGTTTCTACTTTGTCGGAGACTGGAGCGACAGTCGCAACATCGTCAACCCAGATGATTTGCCGCACCCGTCGCACCCGATAGTAATTCCGGAACTGCCGCATCCGGAACATCCGATAACGTACCCGCCATCCGGTCTTCCGACACAACCGCCGCCGCTACCGACGCAGCCGGTTCCAATTGTCTACTATGCGGATGCCGGGTTCGATGCCGCACGTATGTTGGCGGACCGTATCTTCTTGTACGACCCGGCAATCATTGGGACTATCACTGGCGGCATTTCGTTTGTTGGTGTCGACTATGTTTCATGGCCTGCGTACACCGCTGACTTAATGATTAATCTCCACACCGATGATGATGTCTGGAGTTGGTTTGCCGACGAAGGCATAACGAACGATGACAACTATTTTGCCAGCACTGTTCAGTTGCAAGACTTCGACAGGGCTTGCCGAGCCGTTGTCACGTCACAGGCGTTGCGTGACCGCGTGCGCACAGCCTATGACCCGACACGGCTGATTGAGTTACGCGAACGCGCTTACAATGAAACAACCGTAGATCAGCAAGTATTGAACTTGCTTTAGGAGAGGTCAGCACCATGGAACGAAAGGTCAATATTCAGGATTGGCAAAAGGTAACGGTCGAAGACTTCAACAACTTTGGCTTGTTCCCGAGGGCCTCATTCGATCACATTGTCGCGGACACTCTTATCCCCGGCATGGCCTATACCGGATTCACGACGGTGCAGAACGCACCGGCCGTGGTCACGGTTGGCAACGGTCGACTGTTCCACGCCGGTCTTGTTTTCTACAACGACAGTGAAGGAGGCGCATCGCTCGACCTCTTGAGTGTGCTGCCGGTCGTTACCCGGCGCTATGTTGGCGTTGTGGTATGGGGTCAGGAGATTGAGACCGACACTGAACCGAGAACCTTCCTCACGGACCCAGTGACCCGTGCGACGGTTGCCCGTGTCGTCTCCACCGAGTCCCGTCGTTGGGCCAACATCTCGACCGTGGTTGGCGCCGAAGGACCGGACCCGCAACATCCGACCGTTGCTTCCAACACGCTGGCAGTCGCCTGGATTCTGTTGGACTCCACCGGCATCGTATCCATCCAAATGGTGGAGGAGAACCGGGCACCCAACGTTGCCAACCTTGACGCCCGCATGGATGAGATGGACTCGTGGCGCACGCGCACGGCGTCACGTCTCGACACGCTGGCGACTGACATTGCAGCACTGGCGACCCGTCTTAATGGTACTGCACCGTTGCGGTTCTGTTTGAAACTTGCCGCCGACATTGCCCGCGTCAAGGAAAAGACCGGACTCCCTGACAACTATACATCATGGGGTGCCGACCACTTCCTGACCAACGACGAGAGCGACATCCTGCACATCGATTATATGGCGGCGGTCGAGGAGGGTATCCGCTTTCCGTTTGAACAACAGCGCGACGCCCAGTTCTCGTTGCTGAATCCACTCGACCCCGCCGTGATCAACCAAGCCAACTTCGTGTTGCCGGTGTACGACCAAACGACACGGCTCGAGGTGCTGGGTAATGACAGTGAGTTGTCCATCTCGCAGTACCAATATCAAACCGTAAGTTGGGAACTCTGCACCAAGACCCGGACCCGCATCCGTTTCGGCACGGCATTCTATGTCTGTCAGAACGGCGCATGGTGGTACGCCCCGAGTGGTAACGACTGGATGACTTCCAGCGCAACTGAACGTGGTGCCGGTTATTGGGGCGGCATGTCGGTCAATACGGATTTGATCTTCGATCCCATCCGCAACATCCTGACCCGCGGCAACGAGACGTTTCAAATCCTCGACGTTCAGGACAACCCCGGCCACACCATCCTGCGGCTTGTACAGTTCTGGGTGGACGA